ATGTTTATCGAAGGCGCCGAGGCGGTCGCTGCGGTCGCCAAAGCGATGCTATCCGAATAGCGCAACCCATTACCACCGTAAACAACACAAACCGGAGCCACCCATGACCACCAATATCACCCTCCCCGAACTCGCAGACGGCGAACGCTACCTCTGCGGCGTTATCGACGAAGACGGCACCATCACCCACACCATTCTGCTGCCCGGCGATGCCGACCCGGCGCCCTGGGCCAAGCAGATGGAATGGGCCAAAAGCATCGGCGGTGACCTGCCCAACCGTATCGAGCAGGCCATGCTGTGGGCCAACCACCGCGACCAGTTCCAGAAGGACTTTTACTGGAGCAACGAGATCCACCACGCCGAGTCCGGCTGGGCTTGGTTTCAGCTCTTCTTCACCGGCCGCCAGGGCCTCAGCCACAAGGACTACGAGCTCCGTGCTCGTGCCGTCCGCAGATTGGTCATTTAATCATTCAGTCATTTCGAGGAAGCCATGACCATCATCACGCTTGAATCGATCAAGGCCGAGCACGCCAAGCTGGCCGACCTGATTGCCGCTTTCGAGAAACAGCAGGAACCGTCCGCGCTGTACTTCCCCGAGGCCACCATCAATCTCGCACCCGGCGAGCATTACGCCGGGATCATCACCGGCAAGGACGGCGAGCCGAGCTATCACTTGGTGCTGCTCCCCGGCCAGGCCGACGACATCACCTGGGACAAGGCCATGGAGTGGGCCGGCAAGCAGGGCGGCGAGTACGTCGCCAGCCTGCCCACCCGACGCGAGCAAGCGCTGCTCTACGCCAATCTCAAGGAGGAATTCGAGGAGCGCGCCTACTGGTCATGCGAGGCCCACGAGTCCGAGTCCGGCTGGGCTTGGTATCAGAGCTTCAGCAGCGGCTACCAGAGCTACTACGACCGCTACTACGAGCTCCGCGCTCGTGCCGTCCGCAGATTGGTCATTGAGTAATTCAATCATTTAGTCAGCATGGCCACCCATACCCACCTTCCCATCTACAAGGTCGCCTACGATCTGCTCGGCATCATCGCCGGGCTGGTCAAGAACATGCACCGCGATTACAAGCGGTCCATCGGCGATAAGATCAGCACCGAGTGCATCGAGATCACGGTGCTGATTTTCCGGGCCAACGTCGCTCAGGATAAGGCGCCGCATCTTCTGGAGTTGATCGAGCGCCTGCAGGTCGCCGAACTCATGCTGCGCCTGTCCATGGACAAGCGCCTTATCAGCAAGGCCGCCTATGCCCAGGCAATCGAACTCACCACCAGCATCGGGAAGCAGGCAAACGGGTGGCGCCGCGCCGCACATCGCCCGCTTCATGGAGGTCAAGGCCGCCATGACTGAGCGATCTTTCAATCTGGTCGTGCCGCTGGCTCACGAGGCCACCGCCATGCGCACAACAGAAACCGCCGGCAGCAGCCGGGTCTGGTCTGGCGCAGTTACCCAGCTGAACACTCGGCCGGGCGACGTAGAAAGCACGATTGATCCGAGTCCGGCTGGGCTTGGTATCAGAACTTCAACAACGGCAACCAGAACAACAACAACCGCAACAACGAGCTCCGCGCTCGTGCCGTCCGCAGATTGGAGCGCACCCGCTGATTTCACCTTCCAGGAACTGGTCCAGGCCTACTTCGATTGCCGCCGCACCAAGCGCAACAGCGCCAGCGCGCTGGCCTTCGAAGAGCGCCTGGAGCACAACCTGCGCAACCTTTACGACGAACTGCACGCCGGCAGCTACAAGCCAGGCCGCAGCATCTGCTTTGTCATCACTCGGCCGAAGGCGCGCGAGGTCTGGGCCGCGACCTTCCGCGACCGCGTTGTGCATCACCTGCTGCACAACCGAATCGCGCCCAGGTTCTACGCCCGCTTCATTGCCGATAGCTGTGCCTGCATCCCGGGGCGAGGCACCTTGTATGCAGCCGAGCGCCTGGAGTCCAAGGTCCGCAGCATTACCCAGAACTGGAGCCGGCCGGCGCATTACCTCAAGTGCGACCTTGCCAACTTCTTCGTCGCCATCGACAAGCGCATCGTCCGCGAACTGCTCGCCAAGCAGATCGCAGAGCCCTACTGGATGACGCTGGCCGAGATGAGCGAGGCCATCCCACCTGCCTACACCGAGTTCATCGGCGAACGGCTCATGTCGCACCTCACTCAAAGCGAGGCCGCTTAGATGCCCTCCGCTCCCCCCACAAGCTCCCACCTGCAGTGGGTCACTACGTCGCCGGGAGACGCGGATACCCCCTGCCGCGCCCCGGCGGCGTTTTTTCATTCCATAGCCCATCCCCCCAAACTGGGGCGCTGAGAGGATTTGTGCAATGCAGCGTGAAGCAGTGTGCCGCCCTGATACGGAACATGGTAAATTAACTATGAACGGGGCAGCGGCATGACCGCCGCTGGCATCTACAGCAGCCCGGCGACCTACGCCAAGCACATCGCGGGCTACATCAAGGACGATTCCAAGGTCTACGCCTATACCGCGCGCGAGTTCGGCAGGGCGCCGTCGATCGACCGCATCCGCGAATTGCGCGCCGAGATCGAGGCCAAGCGCAAGCGGCAGATCGTGGCGGCTCTCGACGAACGGTTCGATGACGATAAGCACTACGCCTATCAGCGGCAGCGGAACGTCGCGCTACCTGCTCCCGAGCCAGAACCCGAAAAGCCCGCGTTCGTATGGCAGCCGCCCGCCGTAACGCCGGTGACGTGGAAGGAGTTCGCGACAAGCGTTGCGGCGTCATTCCGCTACAGCCTGGACGACGTGATGGGGCGCAGAAAGTTCGACGACCTCGTGCGGGTGCGCCAGCTTATCTTCGTTCTGCTGATCGAACGCGGGAATGCGCGGGCGCAGATCGGACGCTGGTTCGGGCGCGATCACACCACCGTCATGCACGCGGAAGGGACGTTTCCGAAGCGTTTGGCGAGCGATCCCGAAGTTGCGCAGGCCTACGCTCATTTCTCGAAGCGGGAGGCTGCATGACCGCCCGTTTCGCCCGCACCAAGGCCCCCACGCGCTCCTACTGGCGCTCGCAGCTCGTCCAGTGGCTTGCGTTCCGTGACAGCCTCGAAGGCGTCACCGTGGCGGATATGCCGTCCTGGGTGAAGTCGATGGCCAAGGGCGAGCCGGAAGCGATGCTGCGGGCTGAGGTTGAGCGTCGGGCGGGGAGGGATGCGTGACCATAACCCTCCACCACACCGACTGCCTCGCATGGCTGGCCTCATACGAAGGCCCGTTGTTCGATAGCTGCGTCACCGACCCGCCGTATCATCTGACCAGCATCGTCAAGCGGTTCGGTAAGGCGGGAAGCGCCGAGGCCAAAGTCGGCGCAACGGGAGCCTATGCCCGTGCCAGCAAGGGTTTCATGGGCAAGGAATGGGATGGGGGCGATATCGCCTTCAGGCCCGAGACGTGGCGCGCGGTGTTCGACGTGCTCAAGCCGGGGGCGCACCTTGTCGCATTCTCCGGGACGCGGACCTATCATCGCATGGCGTGCGCGATCGAGGATGCGGGGTTTGAGATACGCGACCAGCTCGCTTGGTGCTACGGATCGGGATTCCCGAAATCGCACGATGTAAGCAAGGGGATTGATAAGGCGGCGGGTGTTGAATTCGAGGCTCGGCCCGCTTCGGGCGTTGGCTTTATGGGACCGGAAGGGCCGGGCGGTTACAACGTCACGAAAAACCAGCTTTCGCGGACCGGGGACACAACCCCCGAGGCCGCTCAATGGCAAGGCTGGGGCACCGCTCTAAAGCCTGCATGGGAGCCGATCTGCCTCGCCCGCAAGCCGATTGCCGAAAGCAACATCGCCGCGAACGTGCTGGCGCATGGCACCGGGGCGATTAATGTGGATGGGTGTCGGGTTGGCGACGAGGTGCGCCACGCGGCATTCACATCGCTGGCCCCGTGCCACGGCAACAGACTGGGCGACGCGGAGACCGCTGCAGCACGACGCGGCACCCAAGGCGACGCCAAGGAATATGTCGGCCGCTGGCCCGCCAACATCCTGCATGACGGCAGCGAGGAAGTGCTGGCGGGGTTTCCGGACAGCGTGGACGGTGCTGCCGGTGCCCGCACAGGCAAAAATGGCGTCGGGAATTGGGGTTATAAGGCGCAAGACGTTTGGGGGGGGTATGGAGGGGAAGGCTCCGCAGCCCGGTTCTTCTACAGCGCCAAGGCTGGACCGCTCGACCGCATGGGCTCCAAACACGCCACGGTAAAACCGGTCGACCTCATGCGCTGGCTCGCCCGCCTCATCACCCCGCCCGGCGGCCACGTGCTCGAACCCTTCGCGGGGAGCGGCACCACCGGGATTGCCTGTCTGGCCGAGGGCTTCGACTGCACCATGCTGGAGCTTGAGGCCGAGCACGTTGCCGACATCGAGCGCAAGCTGGCGATCCTGCGGGGCGAGGGGCGGTTGCTGATCGAGGAGCACAAGCGGGGGCGGCTTGACGAAATTTCACCATGTGGCCCGCTGTTCGGTGCAGCCGCATGAACGCCCTCTCAGCCTTCGACACGCTGGAACACGAGCCGCTGTATGAGGAGCCGTTGTTCTTCATCGAGCCAAAGGACCGCGATCCAGCGGACGAGGCCACGCGTGTTTCGATCTTCCGCAACGTCCTGCGCAGCGCCGCGCCGCAAGCCATGGTGGTCGGCATTCCGAACGCGGCGAACCGTGGGCAGTGGGCGAAGAACCAGGCGAAGAAGGAGGGCGCTTATTGGGGCTTTCCGGATTTGGTGGTGCTGGCGCCCAGCGGGATCATGTCTCCCATCGATCGGCCTTTGGTGGCCTTCCTTGAGTTCAAGGCGGGCCAAACCATGCCTGCGCAACACCAGATCGATTGCCTGAACAGGCTTCACCGCATGGGCTTCCCGGTCGGCGTGTTTCGCAATGCGGAGACGGCGGTTCGGTTTCTGCGGGATCATGATGTGATTGGGGGTGGTGTGTGAACCTCGACCCCCACGCCATCCTCGCCAGCCCGACATTCGACCTGGGTGGGTTCGCGCGCGCGTTGATCCTCTCCCTGATCCGCAATGAGCCGGACGATGAGGAACGGGAAGCGCGCATAGAGATCGCATTGCGCGACGGCAACATCAGTCAAGCCCAGGCGGACGACCTGCGGGCTATAAGAGGGGTTCGATGAGCGCCGTGGCATCAGACAAGATCGTTCCTATCAGCGTCCGAACCATGCCTTCGAATATCGAGGGTGAGGCCGCGCTGATCGGCGCCATGCTGATTGAAAACGACATCATTGCGTCTGTCGCAGCCACAGTTAAGCCGGCCGATTTTTACGAGCCGCTTCATCAACGCTTGTGCCAGGCGATTTTTACGCGCCACGCAGATGGCAAGCCGAGCAACCCCGTCCTTCTCAAGCCGCAGTTCGAGGATGACGAAAGCATCAAACTGCTCGGCGGGATCAAGTATCTCGCGAGTCTTACGTCGGACGGATACGGCATTCTGGTTGCCGACGATCTGGCCGCGCAAATTGCAGAGTTGGCGAAGAAACGCCGTCTTGCCGCTGGTCTGATTTCAACGCTCGACGCTATCCGCGACGGCGCGACCTCATATAGCGACGCCCGCCAGCTTGCGACCGAAGTTATCGAGGAAGAAGCCCCGGCAACGGGTGAGACATTCCAACTGCTCGATATCGACGAACTGGAGGCCATGCCGCCGCCGTCATGGTTGATCCGTGACTTCCTGCCCGAAGATGGCCTAGCGATCATTTACGGAGATCCTGGCGCGGGCAAATCATTCCTCGCCCTCGACATGGCTTTGAGGATCGCGCGCGGCAATGACTGGCATGGCGCTGCCGCCAAGCAGACGGGGGTGCTTTACATCGCCGGAGAAGGCGCCAGGGGCATCGGTAAGCGCATAACTGGCTGGCGCATGGCACACCGCCTGCAAAAACTCTCAGTGCCGTTCCTGTTGCTTCCTATCGCGGTTCAGGTAGTGGAAGATGACCAACGCGCGAGCCTACTTAGAACGATAGATGAAGCGAAGCGTCGCGCCGGGTTCGATATTGGGCTGATCGTGCTCGATACCGTCAGTCGGTCGATCGCTGGCATGGATGAAAATGCGCAGGAAGCCATGACCTCGTTTGTGAGGGCCTGCGACGCGATCAAGGCCCATGCTGGTGGGGCGCTGCTTGGCGTCCACCACTCAGGCAAGGACAAGGATCGCGGGATGCGCGGTTCAAGCGTTCTGCTCGGCGCCGTGGACACTGCAATTCGCGTCACCAAGTCCGAACGCATTGTGACAATGGAAGTCGAAAAGCAGAAGGATGCCGAGGAAGGTAAGCCTGCCTATTTCGAGATGGAGCCGTTCGTCTGGGCCAGCGGGAACGCGGGAAATCCCGGCGAAGAAATGTCCACGCTTGTCCCTCGCAGAACAGATTCCGGCATGGAAAGCGCGGGCATCAACCCCGAGCAAATACACGCCGCTTTCGGCATAATTGCCGACGCGTGGGGCGACGGGCGACCGCTTTCCCACAAGCCACAAACGCAGGCCGATGGGCGGTTCGCGCCGCGCATTCTGGCAGGTCGGATTGGCGGCGATGCAGACGGTTGGGCACTGCTCATAATGTCCTGGCTGGAGAACGATTGCCTCTCTTTCGAGGTGTTCGACAAGAGCACAAAACAGAAGGGATTGAGGGTGCTCCACCCGCTCTAAAACCGCCACCGGAAGTTCACCGGAAGTCTGCGGAGAAAACGGAAGTTGCTTGCTAAGTCATTGAAATCATTAGTTGCGGAAGTTTACGGAAGTTGCGGAAGTAGTATGCTTAAGTCATTGAAATCATTCACCGGAAGTTCCGACGGAAGTCCCCCCCCCTTACAGGGGGCTTTCCGCGACGGCGCGGGAAAGCACCTGAGGGGGTCTGGCACAGGATCGGGAGTGTTCGATTTCCAGAGCGTCCCGATTGAGGGAACGCTACTCAAGATCGACGAGCAGGTTTACGAACTTCGCGAGACGTATCCGCACCACCGCAACGATGGCTCGCCCACGACGATGCTTGTTTGGGAAACGGCCTGCCCATCGTGCGGCGATGACTTCACCCTCAAGACTGGCATGAAGGTTAATTCAATCAACCGCCGTTGCCCGAAGTGCTCCAACGCGGCGAAGCCAGTGAAGGGCAAGCGCGGCCGGAAGCTCAAGGTCGAGGTGATAGCCCCATGACCCACCACGTCACGGATCATGCGATCAAACCGAAACTTGCAACCGACACGCGAGCAACACAGGCAGGAGTGAGTGATGGGAGCGATACAGAAGTTCTGCACGATCTGCGGATCGACGTTCAAGAACGGCCAGTGCGAGTGCAAGCGCGATCAGCCTGAGGCGGTGACCCTTCGCAAGTGCGATGCCTGCGGGGTTTACACCAGCGACCCGCAACACCGTGCGCACTGCCCTGAATACATCTCTGCAAAAATGATCGGAGTTAGGCGCTGATGGCCAAGGCGGGGCGTAAACGGAAGCAGGGGAAGCGGGAACGCAACGGGCGCATATCCCGCGTTGGCGAAGAGCGCATCGTGAAGGGCAACGACCGCGCGCAACTCATGCAGGAGCTTTACGGCCAGGACGGCAGCGACGCGATCGGGCGAGCCTACCGCATGGGGCTGCTGGGCCAAGGCACGGAAGCCAAGGCGATGCTCGACATGGGCCGGGCGATCTTCAACGCGTACTGGTCAACCTACAGCCATGGCCGGATCAAATCCACGCTGGGAGGGACAAGCGCGGGCAACGACAACGAGGGATCGCTCGCCCGTGAACGCTGGCTGAGAAACCAACTCGATGCGGTTCGCGCAATGGGCGAGCATATCCGCAAGCCGTTCTATCAGCTGGTGATCGACATCAACCCGGACTGCGGGCCGGACTGGCTTGAGCGTCGCGACCTCGCGCAGATGTCTGCCGCCAGACTTGCCCTTGAGGCGCTAACCACCCCAAATTTCCGTCCTGCGCCTCGCTCAGAGCGAATTGGGAGGTTTCTGGCAGTCGGTAGCCAAAGCGGGAAAATCGCGCTGGAATCGCTTCTGTGGGCTTGACGGGGATTGCGAAACGTGAAATTGGTCAGAAATTGATTATGGCGTACTGCGCCAAGTCGTTTCAATCCCAATACCGCTGCGGCAGTTCACCGCTTTCCATCAACTCAAGCAGAACCGTGGCTGGGCCGCTGATAGCGCGCTCGCCCTTTTCCCATCGCCTGATGGTCCGATGATCCTCAATGCGCAGAATACGGGCCAACTCGGATTGAGTAAGCCCGTATCGTTGGCGGATCGCTTTAAGTTCAGTTGGGGTCATAGTGCGTCCATGATGCCACGAAGGCCCAGTTCGTCATAGACCCTAACCTCAAGGCCGGTTTGATTGCGAAGCTGGCGAGCGATGTTTGCATCTACACGCGGCTCGTCAGATTCGATAGTGAACACGGTGTTTTCAATCCCGTTGATGACCGAGGTGATACGAACAGTGTGCATTTTTATTCTCCGGTATCCCGTGGGGCAGTGCCCCGTTGCTGTTGATCTCTAAATAGGGCCATCTGTCCTATCTGTCAACAGGTTTTCGCAATTATTTTCAGATCGGCAGGCTCCTCCCCCTGCCAGCCCGTCCACCCACCGAGACACGTCAAGACGCCCGGAACTATGGGGGCGGCAATCGGTCGTGTGTGCGACGGGCGAAATTCAGCGAGGTCA